ATAAATAGCTAAATCTATTCCTTGTTTAAACATTCTATCTTCTATATGGTCGTCTTTGGTAATAAAATTTGATTCTATTTTAAGTTTATCAATTAACTCTTGCATTGCTGTTTTCATGCTGCTTTGTTTTTATCTTTATGTATACCATACTTCTTCAACCTAAATTCTAATGCAGATTGTTTATTATTAAGTTTGTCTCTTGTTTTATCAGTAAGGTTTAACTTACTAGTTTCTATTTCAAAATCAAACTTATCATCATATGATAATGTATCTCTATGTTTTTTAATAGCTATCATTATGTCTATTTCTGATATATATGTCTCCATTATTTATATGTTTTAATGTATGCTTTGATGCACCATTTGATCATGTCCCAAATGTAATACCTCTGTTTTGATTTAGGAAGCTTATGTAAGCTCTCATAATAACTAAAATATTCATTCATAATTGTTTACAATTTCTTTGATAAAATCTTTTGTCTGTTGGTCAGTCATATTGTTCTTCATATAGTTAATAGATGTAGAAACAAACTGTACATTACCTTTAATGTATCCTTTAGATGAATCAATTCTATCTAATGAAGCAAGATATCTGTGATCGTTGTTTCTTTGTTTACGTTTAGCTACATATAATTTAACTCTAGTATATGGACATGTACCTTTTTGTTTATTCCAAAGTTTAGATAAATATTCAGTATCTATATTCACTTCTAAATTTGCTTTTTCTCTTTTTCTTAAATTTGCTGTATGAACATAACTATGAAAAGGTATTGCTGGTTTTCTATTACCTAAGCCAGTAGGACCAAAGTTAGGAATAGATACTTGCCCTACACATTTTGTAGAACAACATACTCTCCAACCTTTTCTTATTCCATTATCATACTGACTTTTTTCTCTTTGAAATGTAATACTACAATTAGAACAAACTATATCTATTTTTGCCATAATGTGTAATTTAATGCACTAAATTAGAAATATATTATTTTTTAGCCCTTTTTTACTGCTTTTGCAGGCTTTTTAGGCACTGTATTGCTCTTTTTAGAACTATATTTCTCTCTATTGAATTGTAATTCATGAGCAGCAATAGCTGTAGCAACAGCTAATATTTGTTGTACATCTTTTCCATCTTTATTTTCATCAAGAATAAGTGTTGCAAATGCTGCAGATATAATATTCTTATCACCTGAGCAATTTACATCTAATTCACCATTACAGATACTCATAAAGAAATACCCATCAATCTTTGTTTTTTTACTTGTTGCCATGTTGTTGTTTTTTCTTTTTAATTATGTTACCATCTCTATCCATGAATGGAGCCCTATGAATTTCATAGGACATCCATGCAAAGATTGATAGTAACACAAATATAACTAAATATATCATTTGTCAAAGTTTTTAACTCTGATTAGTAACTGATATGTGTCAGAACTGATGTACATATATTTGCGTCCTTTAATGTGTAAACGTTTAGATGGTGTGTAATGTGCTTTGGTAGCAAATATAGCATCTATTAGTTTAGAGCACGCTTTAAGTCCCCTAACATAAGGAGAATCTTGTTGGTTTGGTTCGTAAACCTGGATTGTATGTGTGCAATGTGGTTTTGCACTGTAGACTAGGCTGTAAGACATGATGTGTTAGTTTATTAGTTAGAAATAGAATGTCATACCTTGATCAGATATCTCTATCTTGGTTGGTCTACTACTAATTGTGTGTTTCTTACCTTCCACTACTGTTTTAGTACGCACAGTGTTGGTGATAACAGGCTCCACTTTTATCTGCTTACGCATAATCAATAGTTTAGCATACACCCCACCAAATGTTCTGTTGAACTGTTTAGCTAGTCTTTTAGCTAATCTAGTTGTTGAAATAGGCTTCTTAGCCATTTCTTGCATTGTTGATAACTCTGCTTGAGAGTACATTTTCATGTTTTTCATGTGCTTATTTTTTGTTTTTGTTTTTAAAATGTCTACTAGCTTCTTGCTGTCTAATCACCTGCTTTGGTATATCATTAACCCAATTAGGTATACTATCTAACATCTCTGCTATCTTTTTTGAAATAGGACTCATTGGTTTAAGTGGTAATGGTACTTTGTTGGAACTAAATCTACCTGTATCCACTCCATCTTTATATCTTTTGTCTATGGCTCTTTGGCCTGGTTTAAGTATAGTGCTATATATTATACCACTCTTTATTCTTCTTCTCATAACAATGGGTTTAAGAAAAGCCCCACATTTCTGCAGGGCTTTCTCGTTTACTAACCACACACACATCTAACCTAATCTCTTATTATTTAAATCATAAATCAATTTATACCATTCATTTTCATCTAATTGCTCATCAGGTGTAGCAGTAGACATAAGCTTTATCTCAAGCTTTAATGGTTGTTGTTCAGGCTTTTTATCTTCAAATAAAATTTCATATAACTTCTTCATCTCTTTGGTTTTAAAGGGTTTATTAATCTGGGTCATTGTCTGTCTTGTCTTTAGGGTGATCGTGTGGCCATTCAGGATTGTCATAATCAGTGAGGTCATCCATATCATCAAAGTTTTCTTCATCTTCTAATCTATCATCTTCAATAAACCCTGCACTATCATATTCTGGTTCATCATCCTCATCTACAAAGTCAGCTTGTTTAATCATCACCTTATTGGTGTCTTCATATAACAATGGCTCTCTAGTCTCATCATCTACCTCAAGGGCTATGAGACCATCATTATCACCATTCTCACCATATAACCAATCATTGATAATCTTGGGACTAATGTCTTCCAATGTAGTGTGATCTGTCCATGTACCATCTTCATTCTCTTCAGCAAGGTTATCTTCCCACCAACCTATGTGCTCAGGACGTACAAGTATTTCTTCTACATCATCAGGGTTGGTCATTGGTTGAATAATGAAGGGTTCAACTGGTGCACCACTAGTAGACATATATTCGTACATGTCATATGGTATTTCTTTTAATTCATATATGGTAAAATAGTTATATACTTTACCATAGACCACATCACTGTGATCTCTTTTAAACCACATACCTACTTCCAATTGCTTGGGCATATATGATTTAAATATAAGTTTTGCTAATATAAACATAATTGTTTGTTTTTGCAGCTAGAGGTGTAAATAAGGACCCTGCTAGGGGAAGCAGAGTCCTATTATCTAACACACATATTACCAACTAGCCAATCTTTTTTGTGTTTTGTTTGTAATTGTAAACAAATAATGCTGCTAATGTATATCCTACAGAAGATACAAATGTAAGTATACTCCATCCAAGATTACTCTCTTCAAAAGTATATAATATCCATAGGATAAGAGTTGTCGTAATTAAAGTCATCATAATGGCCATAAATAAATTAAATAGTTTCATATAACTAATTGGTTTTGTGTGTTTTGTTCAATTTGTTTCCTATTATAATGAGAAATACGCTAAATACTGTTAATCCCACCCAACTCAATGCTATCCAATTAGGAAGATTTTGTTGTGGTTCATCATCAAATGTTGGTTCAGCCATTGTTAATAATACAACTGGCATAATTAAAACAATGAACAAGCACCAGCCTGTCCATTCAATTCTGTTAAATAATTTGTTCATAAATGTGTGTTAAATGATTGATTAATAATGTGTTATAATATGTCTCCGACATGTATGTCGTGAACATAAGAGCAAATATATATCGCCTTTGGCACGCTAAAGGCTAATAGCAGAGATATATATTATTTTAATTCAAGAGGAATACCAGGATATCTATGTATGTCCCAATATTCTGAGCCATCATATTCATGTCTATCCATCCAAATATCATTTGTGAACCATACTGTACCAAACAGCTGTTGACTACCATAACCTGAATCATAGTCAAAGTCAAGACTATTTAAGAACTCTGCAAGTTCAACAGGTGTATAACTCAGTTTGAGAATATGTGGCTTTGGTTTATAATCTTCATCATTCCAATAACCATATGGTTCATGAGTAATAGTAGCACATCGTATTTGTGTACCATCTAACCATCTAGTAATTTGTTCTATTTTACCTAATAACTCTTCTTTAGCGTTCATAACTAATTGATTTTAAAGCGAATATATAGCCTAATGTTGCCTCAGCTTATATATTCTAATGTATTCATATGCAACAAATAATGTATTAGCATAGGTTCTCAACTAATACTTGTAGCGTTTTCATCCACTATTATAATACTCTTGTACTCAATGTACGTATGACATATCTTTTTGTCAGAGCATTATATTCGTAGCTACATTAACAATAATAGATATAGTTACCACGTAGGATTAAATGTATTGTTATGCAAGGATTTCATAGCCCTTGAACCACTTTTGTGTCATAACCATTATAATCTATCTACTGTAACCCTTATGTGTGACTCGCAACACATAAGCTATGAACTTCATCTATTAGAAATAATAACAAGGCATAGTCCACTTAAGGTAGGTATGAGCTGAATTGTTTTCCTTGTTATTATATAAAATCCCTCTGTACTCAGATGTAATGCTGAAAGGAACAACCTTTCTCTATTGCAATGTCTCTGTTAATTGTTATAAACCTTTATGATTAGTGAGTACCATATCGAGTTTAACATACTGCATTACATAAATTGTATTACATCTGTCTATCCTTGGGAAATAGAAATACAGAGGTTGTAGTGAGGACAGGATTTGAACCTGTATGTTATACCAAATGGTTAGGGTTATATTGCTTTCTTGCGTCCAAGAAATAATGTAGTAGTTCCCATCTACGCCTCACCCTCTGTGTTTGATAGTATAACTCCATTAGCGTCTACCAATTCCGCCACCTCACTATATTGGGAAATAGAAATGGTACATTAAAACATAAGACTATTCCATCTATGTGTAATATCTCCAATGGTAAATCTTATATATCCATTGTATGATGTAAATATCTTACCCAAATCCTTGTGTTCTCCTTGTACATATCCATTATCTAATAGGTATGCAATCTTTTGTTCTGTTGTCATATAAATATGATTTAATTAATTAATAATGTGTCTCATAGTCAATAATATCATCCCAATCAAGACCAGAAGTCTCAATCATCTTATCAGTAGGATAACTATCAAACACCCTAGTGCTAATAGATCCATCTTTCATAAAGAATATCGTATTGTACATATAAATGCTATTTAATGCTATATATATTGTATTGTATAGCGTGAATTAATAATGTGTCAATAAGTGGTAATAAGTGGGAATGGAGTACACACCACCTCTCACATTCATGCAGAATGTGTTGAGTTTCAGTGAGTTATATAATTATTCCCACCCAGATGTGTTGCTAACACCCACCCTTATATACGAATAAGGGAAAACAAGAGCTTGGATGATGTTCCAAGCCCTTGTTAAGTGTGAGATTAAGCCCCTGCCAACTCTTCAAGCTCTGCTTCGCTTGTGATGCCCACAGCAGTGTACTCTTTCTTGATAGCCTGTGCAACTTCTGCATCTAATGTAGCGTCTATCACGTGAGCGTCAATGTACTCTTTCTTGGTCTTGAACACTGCAGTTGCAGTATCACGAGTCATTGTGAACTTTCCATCTGCATAAGGAATGTAGATTGGATTGTTGTCTGCATCAACCATTGGTTGCTTGGTTGTAGGGTCAAGCTTTGGTCTTGCACCATAAGTCTTCTTTGCAACAATAGCAAAGAATTGCTTAAATTCTTCATCTTTCTTAATGCCCAATGCATCCATCTGACGCTTGTAGATGTGGATTCTTTCGCCTTTAGTGTTGTAACCATTGAAGTTACCATTTGGTGAGAAGTTGCCTGAATTGATTACCATAACGAATTTTACAGTTTTGTAGTGGTGTCTCCACTATAGGTTTGTTAATTGTGAGCCATAGGGGGGATATGTCAACCCCCTTTTTTGTACACGGAGGTGCAATCTGGGTTACCCTCCTCCCCCATGGATACAATAAGAATGGGGGCTATGTAAAATTTTGGGGGGCTAGAGGGGGATGGGCTGATAAGACTGGGGGCATATAGAAAATTGTGTACATAGTCAAAGCACAGGATAGTTCCACAAGGAACGTTTGCATGAATTTTTCCAAAAGTTTCATGCATATTGTGTCACAGTTTTTCAAATATTTGTGACATATTTATATAGGTATTTGTTACAGATTTATATATATAGGTAACAATGACTTCCTGGTTTGGCTGTGTTTCACTTCTTGATTTGGCAAGTTATAGCTTGATTATATTCTGCCAAAAGTCAATCTATAGCTTTACATAATGTGTCTTATAAGGGACACGCTCAGCTTAACAATGTTGCTTTTATGACACATTATGATATGTCTTTACATATAATGATGGAATTAGTTTACATATTATATGTTATAGCATATTGTTGCTCCCAACAAAATGGACCAATATTATAATATCCTGTTGTATCAAAACTAGAAAATCCTGCAAGTTTTGATAATAGGAAAAAATAAATTTGGCTGGTAAATTTATTTAGCAGTATCTTTGGGGGGGATTTAGGGGGGGCCCTGCTAATACCTCCTCATTAATAAAAGCTTAGATATATGGTAGTAGTAAATGTGTTGTTGGTTATAGTGACGTTACTTAGTATGGCAGTGATTGTATGGGGGTTAGTCTGCTTTGAGGAGTATGAGATAGGTATAGAGTTTCTCCCTAAAGACTACAATAGTTTTGAACTAGGGGTGTCTAATAGAAACTACAAGCTAGATGATGGAGGATTAGAACAAGAGCTTAGGATAGGACTGTTGTTATTCAGTGTTATTTTCCTGTTTAGGAGATTTGATGCATAATATAGCATTAAGTTTTATAATAACTAAAATTGTTATTTGTAGATAGGTAAGATATACATACCTTTGTATCAACTAATTATGGAAACCAAACCTAAATCTCCCATTGTACAACGACTGAAAAAATCAGTGGAGGACAGTTACGTCCTGGCTGAGAAGTATTATAGAATCTTGTCATCTGTCAACGACCTTAAGTTGACAAACAGGGAGATACAGCTTATTGCGTTTGCTGCTATGAAGGGTAATATATCCTATGCTAACATACGTAAGGAGTTTTGTGAGAAATACGACAGTACGTCTCCTGCAATCAATAACATTATTAGTAAGCTGAAGAAGATGGGTGTGTTTGTAAAGGATGGGACAAAGGTGAAGGTCAATCCTCTTATTCTGCTCAACTTCGACAAGGATATTGTATTACAAATAAGTCTAATACATGGATAAGCCTATAAGCATGTCTGTCAAAGACTTCCTAGTTAGGACCCTTGCAGTTAAGATGATGATGAGTGAAAAGATGATTGAGGCTGTGGTGAACCATCAGTTTCAGTCTGCCAATGAGGCAATGGATCTTAACAATAGTCTAGAGATATCTGGCTTTGGTAAGTTCTATTTCAATGAGAAGAAAGCTGTAAAACGACTTGGACAGTTGAATGCTAAGAAGCAGGCAATACAAAAGATAATAATAGATGAAACTACATCTGAACAAAAGAAACGTTCATCTAAGGTGACACTAGAGAAAACAGAAGCTCTGATCAATTTGCTAACAACAAAAACTATATATGAAGATCAACTTCTCTCAGATATACGAGGGGTGGAAGAACAACCTCTTTCCAGCTGATGAAATAAAAGAACAAATTAGACAAGTGAGCCAGGAACGTATGGCCATTTGTGATCAATGCGAATGGTGTTCTGAGAACAAACCTAAGAAGCCTCGTAGATTTGATAAGCATTGCACCCATTGTGGATGTGTCCTATCAGCCAAAACTAAGTGTTTATCTTGTAGCTGTCCTATAGACAAATGGGGACCAGAAATGGAATCTAAGGAAGATGAAGATCAATTAATACAAACAATATATGGAAAACAGGGAAGTGAAAATAGAGAAGATTCCACTGGACAGGCTAATTGATACGCTTGTTGACTTATATAATAAGGGTATAGACTATGTTGATATAGTGGGAGTTCCTGGGGTTGAGTTTGATAGAATGGGAATAGCCTTTACAAAAGACTATATGACAGAACATGGAAAAGAAAACTTTGGAGAAATAGGTGTTGACTTAGAGATTACATCTTCAAAGCTAACAGATGATGATTTAAATGAATTAATATAAAACTAATGAGTAAAAAGACTCACTATACAGAAGTCATTAATATACTACAAGAACTACATAGTGATTTTCCAACATATAACATTGGAAGACATCTAGCTACAGCTCTTGCAGATTATGGTGATATTTGGGGAATAACAGATAAAGAACTTGCATTTGCTCTAAGCAAATATAAGAGCGAGATTGAGATGGATGTCCCACACACAGATGACTCTGAACTTGAAAAAATAATTAAAGAGGGAATGGACCTTGATAATATCCTTAAGGAGGAGGAAGAAGATGGCAACTATTAAAAAAACTACATATGTAAATACAGAGCTTGAATGGGCTGAGTCACAACTCGTTTCATGGAAAGCTTATGTAAATGCTAACCCACTGCATGAATTGAAAGATAGGATTGAGTGGAAACCTACAGCAAAAGGAGGACTATTACCTATGGTGATAGCATCTATTGAAGCTCAAGGTAAATTTGTCCAAGAGACAATGAAAAACTATCTAGCATTGATAGAGGTGGTAGATAAGCTAAGAAACATGGAAGAAGCTAAGGTGGAAGTGAGAGGTAAAGGTGAGTTGTCAGGAGCTGCTGCTGAGTTCTTAGCAAATAGAAAATAATGGAACTACAAAGTATAGACTACAAAGACTGGTTTATAAATCAGAAGCGTATTCCTGATAAAGAATCTCAGGAGTGTAAGCCATTCTTTGACTTCCACAGAGAGCTATGCTTAAATGGAGCTATGATGGGAGGTACATATATTAACCCTTTCCTTTACTGGCACCTTAATATATGGCATACAGAAGTAGATATAATAGATAGTTATGGGAGGATTGCACAGAAATATGCCAATCCCCTATTGAGAGATAATGAATGGCTTGTGACGAACGAAATTGACAGAGCTCAACAAGAAAAGAGGGGCTTAGTCATTCTAGGTATTAGACGTTTTGCCAAGTCTGTTCTTGAAGCATCCTATATTGCATGGGGTGCGACCTTTGATGAAAACAGTCAGAATATCATAGCAGGCTTAAATGCCCCAGATATAAAACTGATTACTGATAAGATTGACAAAGGATTGAATTTCATTCCTGAGTATTGGAGGTGGCAGAGAATTGAGGATAACTGGAAGAACCAAGTGACTCTAGGTATAAAGACCAAGTCTGGTGAACGTATCCCATTCTCTTCCATTCTAATACGTAACCTTGATGAAGGTAATAATGAAGAGGCAATTGCAGGTACAAAACCACGTAAATTAATTATAGATGAGATTGGTAAAGGGAATTTTCTTAGAGGCTTACAAGCTGCTATTCCAGGTTTCACTACACCCTATGGCTGGGGATGTAGTCCCATTCTTACTGGTACAGGTGGGGACATGAAGAAATTCATGGATGCCAAAAGTTTAATGTTTGACGTAGACAACTTTAATTTCCTTACATATAATAATGCTAAAGATGACAAACGTATACATGGTTTGTTTATCTCCCATAAATATAGAATGGAGGCAAAGGAGGATTCTACACTAGGAGAATATTTAAACGAGCCAACTAGTTCAGACTTACATAATGTTAAAATGCTTGTAAGTAATGAAGATAAGGCTACAGAAATTACTAACAAAAACCTAGAAAGACTTAAGAAAGCTGGTGATCGTATAGCCTATTTAAAAGAAAAGATGTACTATCCTCAAGAAGTAGATGATATCTTCTTGAACGAGGACACAAATATATTTGACATTGAGAGTGCTAAGAGACAGAAGACTAGACTGTTACAACAAGAAAGAACAGGAACTCCTGTTATATTGTTTAATGATGGAGAGAAGATAGCTCATGAGTTTACAGATAAACTACCTATATCTAACTTCCCTCTAAAGAACTCAGACTTAAAAGAAGCACCTATTGTTATATATGAATTCCCTATAGATAATCCACCTTATGGATTGTATGTAGCAGGAGTCGATCCATATAGACAAGGTAAGTCTGCATATTCAACTTCACTTGGATCTGTATACATATACAAGAGGATGCATGAAATTAGTGGTGAGAAGTATCAAGATATGTTTGTAGCTTCGTATTGTGCAAGACCTGATAAGAAAGAAACTTGGGAAGAACAAGCTAGACTTCTTATAAAGTATTATAACGCTAGAGCTCTTTGTGAGAATGATGATATATCCTTTATTGAATATATGAAAGCTAAAGGAGATGCTCACTTTTTAGAAAGACAACCTGACTGGTTGAAAGAGATTGTACCAAATACCACTGTAAAAAGAGATTATGGTATTCATCGTTCAAGTCAGAAGATAATTGACTATCTTCACACTTGTTTAAAGAAGTATATGGAATCTCCAATCTTTGTAGAAAAGAATGATGCAGGAGAAGTGATTAGAGAAGTGTTAGGTGTGAGTAAGATATTTGATCCTGTATTGCTTGAAGAGATTATTCAATATAATGATTCAGGTAACTTTGATAGAATCATAGCTGCAGAGTTAGCCATAGCACAAGCTTTAAAGATGGACCCAATAATGGGTAAGATAGGTGGAACAAGTGATGAACGAGTTGCTTCTATGTTTAAGAAGAAGAGAGGAAACATACTCTTCACTGACTCTAGAAATAACATGTTTGGACAATCAAAAAATAAATATAAACGAAATAAATTGTTTTCATAATGGCAATTATAAGGTACACGAAAGACGCAACAATAAGATATGCTTATCTGAATATCTTTCCTGATCAGTTTAAAACTGAGAAGGAAAAGATGGATGAAAGCTGGATAAAGAATTCAATGGACTACTTTGCAAACAAAGCTTATGCTGAGTATGTCAAAGCTAGAGATACATTTGTAAAAAACTATGATCTTGTTAAAGGTATTTTAAGAAGAGAAGATTTCTTTGTAGAACCAGAAGTTAGAAGTTTTACAGATGTGCTTACATCAGATCTTGAACTTCCTGCTTATGTAAAACATTATTCTATAATGACCACTCCTATTAATGAGTTAGTAGGAGAGATATCAAAGCGACCTGATGCTTTCCTAGTAAAAGCATTTGATGATGATAGTCAAGCTGAAGAGTTACAATTTAAGACTCAGATACTAAATGAATATGTAATTAATCAAGCAAAACAAAAGATAGAAGAACAAGCAATGGCTCAAGGTCAAGAAATTGATCCTGAAGAGTTAGATCAAATGACCATGGAACAAGTGAAAGATGAAATAGATAACTATACATCTGTAGCAGAGAAATGGGCAAATCATATTCTTTCAGCTCAAAAGATTGAATTTAATCTTAAAGAAAAAGGAGAAGATTCATTTAGAGACTTATTGATATCTGCTAGAGAGTTCTTTCATATCTATGAGGACAACTCTAAGCTAGGATTTAATATAGAAGTAGCTAATCCAAAGAACACTTGGTTCTTAACTACTCCAGATAGAAAGTGGATATCTGATACTACAGGACGTGCACAAGGAGCGTATGCTGCTGGCACTGTACAAGTGTTAGAATTATCTGAAATTATTGAAGCAGTTCCTGACTTAACTAAAGATGAGATTGATCACTTACGTAGTTCATTACAAGACTATGGATTGATTAATGTACGTGAATCTAACTTAGGTAATCCTAATGCTGTTCCAGGTAATGACTCTATTCAATACGATACATATGATCCATTAGTATTACAAACTAGAATGCTTATTGAATCAGAAATGAAAGAGAACAATGATGGTCTTAAGGACTTCTTAGGACTTACATCTAACGTATCTTCATTTGGTTATAAGTATGTTGTGGTAAGAGCTTATTGGATTTCTAAAAAGAAGATAGGTAAAGTAATATATACAGATGAGATGGGTAATGAACAATCTATGTTAGTAGATGAGAATTATAAGTCTGGAACTATTCCTACACAAGAATCATTAGAGTGGGGATGGATTAACCAATGGTATCAAGGTATTAAGATTGGTCCAGATATCTACCATATCAAACCTTATAAGTTATTACCTTATTGTCCAATCATTGGTCAAACGTTTGAAGTTAAGAATACAGAGGCTAAGAGCTTAGTAGATATGATGAAACCTTTCCAAGTTATATACAATGTTTGTATGAACCAATTGTATAAGTTACTTGAGAAGGAAGTGGGTAAGGTGCAGTTAATGTCTATTAGACACATTCCTATTCCTAAGGATGGTGATGCTCAAGATGCATTAGATATCTGGGAAATGGAAGCACGTAATAGAGGAGTTGTGTTTGTTGATGATAGTCCTGAGAACTTAAAGAGTCCATCTAGCTTCAACCAATATACAAGCTTAGATCTTACACGTACTACAGAGATCCAAGCAAGATATACTCTAGCACAACAAATAAAGAATGAATGTTGGGAATTGATTGGTATGTCTAAGCAAAGACTTGGATCTGTGTCTGCTAGTGAATCAGCCACAGGTACCAATGCAGCTATTACACAATCTTATTCTCAAACAGAACCTTTGTTTGTAGCTCATGAATATATCATGGGTCAGTTATACCAAGCTGTTATTGATGCAGCTTTATATGTAGAAGCTAAGAAGCCACAATCAACTATATCTTATATCACTAATGAAGGTGAATCTGCTTTTGTAACTGTAAATGGTACAGACTTAAGATTTAGAGATTTAAAAGTTTATTTAACTAACAGACCTGAAGATAGAAAAGCATTTGAGGAAATTAGAGGATTGTCTCAAGCAGTTCTTCAAAATGGTGGTAGCTTACATGATGTAATTGAATTGTATAGTACTAACTCCATGAGACAAATGAAGAAGGTATTTAAGACTCTTAAAGAAAGACAAGAGCAATTGCAAAATACTCAAATGCAACAAAAGCAACAAGAACTTGAACAACAACAACAAATAGGTCAAGCTCAATTAGCTCAGGCTCAACAACAAGCTGAAGAGAAAATAGCTAATGATAATTACAATGCTGAGTTAGATAGAATTAATAAGAAAGAGATTGCCCTTATTGCAGCTGAATCTAAAGCAGGACCTTTATCAGATATAGATGCATCTGGAGCTCCTGATGTTTTAGAAATTGAAAAATTATCAGCAGAAAAAGATAATGCATCTAGAGAATATCAAATGAAGACGCAAGATGCTATGACTAAAAATAGACTTGCTTCTGAGAAATTACAATTAGAGAAAGAAAAATTACAAGTAGCTAGAGAAAACCAAGCAAATGATTTAGCTGTTGCTAAAGAAAATGCTAAAGGAAGATCTACTAAAAAACCTAAATAATGTTTGATAAACTAATTGATGTATTGATTGAATGGTGGAATCATATTCTACCATTCATCATTATCAGAGACTATGAACAAGCTGTACTCCTTAGATTTGGAAAGTTTAATCGAGTGCTATTACCAGGTATACATTTTAAGATACCTTTCTTTGATGAGGCAATTGATCAGCATGTAGTAGTTACAACACTTAGTCTTGATGCTCAATCTTTATATACAAAGGATAAGCAAAACATTGTAGTCAAAGGACTTGTCAAATATAAGATAGCAGATGTTAAGATATTCCTATTAGAAGTCTATGATGCACAGGATGCCCTGTCAGATATGTCTCAAAGTATTATAAAAAATATTATTATGTCTATGACCTTAGAAGAATGTACAGATTCTGAACTTGATAATATTTTGACAAAGAAAGTTAGGGTGGAAGCACGCAAGTGGGGAGTTGAAGTTCAACAAGTTACGCTTACGGATCTTGCTCCAATAAGAAGCTATAGGCTTATAAATGACAATTTTCTTAACAAATTAGATTAGAGTAAAAAATATTAATGCTATATTATATTGAATAATAGCCTATATAGAGCCTTGTCTCTTTGCTGTTAATTTAACTTGATATACTTTTACATTGAAAACCAAATAAATACAACTACATATGGCTGAAAATCTAGATATGCCTCAAATAGGCAACTTTAGTATTCAAGATACTATGGACATGGGTATGGGTAACCAAGAGTTATTAAATGATTTAATGTCTCCTGAAAGTGCTACATCTAATCCTGATGACATTCAGGATATCAAAGATGAACCTGCTCCTGCTCCAACAAAGAAAACTACTTCTAAACAACAAGCTATCCCAGATCCTGCAGAACCTGCAGACGATAAGAAAGACGAACCTGTTAAAGGGATTCAAGATTTCTTATATGGTGAAGATGATGATGAGGATGGTGAAGATAATGACAAACCAGCAACTGCACCAGCTAAGAAAGCTACGCAACCTGCTGATAATCAAGAAGATAGTAAAGATAATAATGATGATGATGAAGAAGGAGCTCCTGAGAGTCAATTCACTGCATTATCAAATGACCTTTTCAAACTAGGTGTTTTCTCTAAAGAAGACGAAGAAGAAGAAACTGCAATAGATACTCCTGAAGCATTCTTAGAACGCTTCCAAGCAGAAAAGAAAAAAGGAGCTATTGAAATTGTAGATAATTTCATTGGACAGTTTGGAGAAGATTATCAAAAAGCATTTGATGCCATATTTGTAAAAGGAGTTGATCCTAAAGATTACTTTGGTGCATTTAGCCAAATACAATCTTTTGCTGAAATGGACTTAACTCAAGAGAACAATCAAGTGGCTGTTATTAAACAAGCTTTGACTGATCAAGGATTTGAGCCTGAAGATGTTATAACAGAAGTAGAAAGATTAAAAAACTATGGTGATTTAGAAAGTGTTGCTACTAAACATCATAAAGTCCTAATAAAGAAAGAAGGCCAAAAGCTTCAACAAATGGAGCAACAAAAAGAGGTCCAATTACAACAGCAACAAGCCATCAAGCAACAATATCATCAAAATGTAAACAACGTTTTACAAGAGAAGATTAAAGCTAAAGAATTTGATGGCATACCAATTAACCCTAAATTAGCTGGTGAACTACAAGATTTCCTAGTAACAGATAAGTACAAAACAAATTCAGGTGAAACTCTCACTGATTTTGATCGTACAATTCTGGAGCTGAAACGTCCTGAGAATCATGCAACCAAAGTAAAGCTTGCGTTGATCATGAAGATAATGGAGAAAGATCCTACATTATCTACTATTCAAAAGACAGGTATCACCAAAAAGTCTAATGAATTATTTGGTGAAGTTGCCAGACAAGCCCAGAAAAGTTCAGTGAAATCTAAACCATCAACTAAACCCAATTCTTGGTTTCAATAAACAATTTATATAACAAAAATTAAAAAAGGATAAAAATGGCAATTCAAACAATCCCAGGTTTAACTGGTTTTACCTATGCTAGAGTAGCTTCTATGGACAAGCGTGCAGTAGGTAAATTGACTGACTCAAACCATCTAGAGAGCTTTCACTCAACTGAGCCTGCTGATTATGATAAGAAAATCATCAGCTTGTACACTCAGAGTTCTCTTTATAGTAATGACTTCTTGGATATGATTAACAAGAGCACACCTTACTATATCGACAATAATAGTGATGCTTGGAAATGGCAGGTACAAGTACCTTACAAGTTCCCAAAAATCATTGACGTTCCAACTACAACTCAGGAATTAAACAAGCCTGGTATTGATGGACAAGAGTTTCAAATCATCGTTGACACTAATGAGTTTTCTAAGAACGCAATTGTATCTGTTGGTACTCGTCAATATGGTCCACGTTTCTATGTAGTA